ACAGAAGTACAAGCTCTAGTAGCCGCTGTACACACACAAGAGATTAAGGATGCCTACACGGCATTTCTAGCAGAACAAGCAAATGAACTAGGAGGTGCTGAATAATGGCAACTTACACATGGACAATCGCTAATCTTGAGCGTGCACAGGACGACTACATCACTATCGTACACTGGCGTTGTGATGGCGTTGAAGGCGAACACAGCATTGGTGCATACGGTACTGTATCGTTCAACCAAGAAGAAGGTGAAGAGATCATTCCTTTCGCTGATCTAACTGAAGAGCTAGTACAAGGCTGGATGTTTGAGAAGCTAAACAAAGAAGAAGTGGAAGCGGCTGTTCAGGCTAAACTGGATGAACTAGCTAACCCACCTCTAATCTCTGGTTTGCCTTGGTAAGGAGTAAGTCATGGATGAGTCACGCTTTGACCGCCTTGAACAGAAGATTGATAAGCTAACTGATGCTGTCACTAAGATTGTTCGAGTAGAAGAACAGCTCATCTCCAACAACAAACGTGTAGACCGACTAGAAGTCCGTATGGACAAAACAGAAGATGACGTTGATGATCTTGCTGAAAAGATAAGAGCAAGCGAAGGAGTAAGCAAGTTTGCTGAACGTCTCTTCTGGATTATCGTAACGGCTCTAGTTGGTTTTATGTTTTGGTTAGCGAGGTAGAAATATGTTAGGTGTAATAGGTAAAATCTTTGGTAGTGGTGACGTAATCTCTAAAGGCATTGACCTTATTGATTCCATGCACACAAGCACAGAAGAAGAGATTGTTGCTAAGACAAAGGCTAAAGTAGACATCATGAATGCCTATGCACCTTTCAAGCTGGCACAGCGTGTCATTGCATTCTCCTTCACTTTTGTCTACCTTGTATGCTTTAGCATGGTGTTAGGCTTTACGCTCATGAATCAAGTTGAAGATGCAGACAAGGTTAAGCAAGTACTAGAGGACTTTCAGGTAGGATATGCTATGCTTGTTATACTAGCATTCTACTTTGGAGCAGGTGCTGCTGAAGGCGTCATGAGTGCAAGGAAGAAGTAATGAAACTATCAGATAACTTTAGTCGTGAAGAGTTTGCTTGTCAGTGTGGCTGTGGCTTTGACACTGTTGATGCACAGCTGCTTGACGTTGTTCAAACTCTGCGTGACGCTCTTGAAGTTCCTATTAAAATCAACTCTGCTTGTCGTTGTCCTGATCATAATGCCGCTGTTGGTGGCTCACCTAATTCTCAGCATACTAAAGGACGTGCTTGCGATGTAGTTGCAACAGGCGTAGAACCTGCAGATGTTGCTGAAGTGGTTGAGTTTATTCTAGACCATAAAGGTATTAAAGGTGGCGTAGGACGCTATGCAACATTTACACATATAGACACAAGGACTAATGGTCCTGCACGTTGGGAAGGATAATATGGCTACATACGATAGTAAGTTCTATAAGACACCGCAGGAGAGTATGTATGAATATATGCAACGTCTTGCGTCACAACGAGCAAAAGGTATCTTAGGTGGTGGTGCTATGTTTGACACTACTGCTGTCGATCCTGTCACTAATGAAATAACAGATACTGCGTTAGGTGTAGTTGTTCAAAAGTGTCCTACGGGTTATTACTGGAATGAGCGTCAACAAGCATGTGTACGTCAAGACTCTGATAATGGTAATGAATCTCAACTACCAAGAACACAACAACAGAAAGTACAAGATGCTGCAGACTTATTGAGTGGCCGTGGTCTTAAAGCCTCTACTGCTGTGGGTCTTTTGCCTATTCCTTTTGCTTCTGCAATTGGTAAAGTTCTTGATCCTATTCAACGTGCACGGGCAATAGAAATAGCTAAGGCTGATTTAATCGCAGGTGGCATGACGCCAGAAGAAGCTGATAGGGTCTTGGCAGGCGCAGAAGAGTATGATGCTGAGCGTTATGCAGCAATGCACGGACAAGGTTTGTCAGGTACAGCACCTCGCTACGACTACATTCCAGACTCAGGGTTACTAACAAATGTAGGTAGTCGTACTTGGTCCGATATTGCACGTGGTGGCATGGGTCCAGTGTCTGCAGCAGCGTTAGATACTACGACTCCTAATCCTTATAACTCTTTGGTTGCTAGTATTATGGGTCAAGACCCTTCTACAATTCGTTCAGCAGGTATGGCATTTGGTCCGTATCAGAATATAGGTAGCTACACACGTAATCCTATTACAGGACAAGTAGAGTATACACCTGCTCAGACTGCTCAAGGAATGTTTGGTACTTACACACCTAACTACAACTTTGATGTGTCTAATTACACAGCAAATCAAGGTGTTATTGGTGCTCATAACCTTGTGTCTGAAGCTGAGTTTAATCAAGCTATGCTAGAAGACTACGGTAATCAATCACGTGGTACTCCACGCGGCGGTGTTACTGTTATTACAATGGATGGCACAGTATACGGTGGTGGATACACTGATTCATTTGGTGATACATACAACGATGGATTTGGTAGTGACTTCGACAGTGACTGGGATTCAGCTACTAGCGGAAGTTGATGGTAATAAATTACTCTGAGGGTATTGACATATTGAGTAAAATATGCTACCCTCTTCTATATAGTAGGGAACAACATGACATACCTTCAAATGGTAAATAACATACTGAAGAGATTAAGAGAACGTGAAGTTTCTTCGGTAAATGAAAACTCTTATTCTTCATTAATTGGTGTCCTGATTAATGATGCTAAACGAGAAGTAGAAAACAGTTGGGATTGGAGTGCATTACGTACATCATTTGCTGCTACTACTTCTGCTAATGTTTACAGCTACTCTCTTACTGGGTCAGGCAACACAGTTAAAATGCTTAACGTGTTTAATGATACCGATGATGTCGAGATGAAGTATGCAGATGCTAAGTGGATGACACAGCAAATGCTCTTTGATACTCGTCAAGCAGGCTCTCCTTACTACTACTCTTTTAATGGTGTCGATGCAAATGGCGATACTGTCGTGGACATCTTTCCTATTCCTGACGGTACGTACAATCTTTACTTTAACGCAGTAGATCGTAAAGCTGAGTTAGAGGATAACGCTGACGAAACAATCCTACCAACTCAACCTATTCTTCTTCTAGCTTATGCTAAGGCTGTTGAAGAACGTGGTGAAGATGGAGGTATTGGTGCATCGTCTGCTTATGCTACAGCTAATCGCTCGTTAAATGATTACATTTCTCTCGATGCAATTAAACACCCTGAAGAACTAATCTGGCAGGAAGTATAATGGCTAAACCACTACAGTCAGCAAGTATTGCAGCTCCGGGCTTTTACGGACTCAACACTCAGGAGAGTTCTATTACTCTTGCTGCTGGCTTTGCGTTGCAAGCAGACAACTGTGTCATAGATAAGTATGGCCGTCTTGGTGCACGTAAAGGTTGGCAGCTATTATCCTCTAGTCTTGACACCGTGGCTGACGCTAACGTAGGTGTTGATCTAAAAGGTGCTCATGAATTTATTGACATCAACGGTACACGGTACTTTGGTGCATGGTCTGATACAGACTTTTACATTGTAGACGGTGGCGAACTAACCTCTGTTACATACAGTGGTAGTAATACAATTACAACTGATGGTTGGGATGCAGCTACACTTAACGATGCGGCATTTCTTTTCTATCGTGATTACAAACCTCTGTACTTCTCTCCTTCTACAGGTGTTCTTGATGACATTGAGAATGCAGGACACGGTGTCCCGCCAAATGCTAATACAGTGTTGTCCGCCTACGGTCGTCTATGGGCAGCAGATACTACAACAAACAAAACAACAGTGTATTGGTCTGACCTACTAGACGGCACTAACTGGAACTCTGGTACATCAGGCAGCCTTGATCTATCTTCTGTCTTGGTTAACGGTAATGATGAAATCGTAGCATTAGGTGCACACTCTGGCCGCCTGATTATCTTCTGTAAAGACAATGTAATTATTTACGGAGATACAGATGGCGATACATCTCTTGACCCTGCTACTATGCGCCTTGTCGAAGTAATCAATGGTATTGGTTGTATTTCACGTGACAGTGTACAGAACACAGGTACTGACATTCTGTTCCTAGCTAAGGATGGTTTGCGTAGTCTTGGTCGTTTGATTCAAGAAAAATCTCAACCAATGCGTGACTTGTCTAAGAATGTTCGTGATGAGTTGGTACGTGCTGTCCTAAACTCTGATCCTACAGAAGTAAAAAGTGTTTACTCTGCTTCTGAAGCATTCTACTTACTCCTTATTCCTGAGTATCAGCGTGTTTATTGTTTCGATACTCGCTCTATGCTTGAAGACGGAAGTGCTCGTGTAACTATTTGGGATAACCAAGTACAGACTAACATGATTGAAGCTAACAATACTTTGTACTTTACAGGTATTGACGGTATGTCACGTTACTATGGGTACACTGATAATGGTAGTAGCTACACAATCAAATACTACACCAACTACTTTGACTTTGGTGACTCTACACGACAGAAGTTCTTGAAGCGTCTGTCAACTACATTGATTGGCGGTTCCGGTCAAGACATCGTACTCAAGGTAGGTTATGACTATGACGACAGCTATCGTTCATTCCCTATTGAGATTGCATCGCAGACTAACGCTGAGTATGGCGTAGCAGAATACAATACTGTTACTGCTGAATACACAATAGGTACATTGTCAGACACAGTACGTGCCCCTGTCGGTGGAGCAGGCGGTGTTATACAGGTAGGATTTGAAGCAACTATTAACGGAAGTCAGCTATCGATTCAGAAGCTGGACATCTATACTAAAGAAGGACGGATATACTAATGTCTAACTACACTAAGCTAACGGACTTTGCCTCTAAGGATACGCTTCCGTCAGGTAACGCAGCTAAGATTGTCAAAGGTACAGAGATTGACGATGAATTTGAAGCCATTGAATCGGCTATAGCTACTAAAGCTAACACTGACTCTCCTGCTCTGTCTGGTACACCAACAGCGCCTACTGCTGCGTCAGGTACTAGTACAACACAAATAGCTACAACAGCCTATGTACAAGGTGAACTAACAGACATGACATCTGTTGACTTAGGCGACTGGACTATTACTGTGTCAGGCACTGAGTTGGTGTTCGCCTACCAATCAACTGATGTATTTAAACTAGCGTCTACAGGCGCAGTAACTTCTGCAGATAACATTACAGCATACGGTACAGTATAATGACAATGCAATCCACAGGGCCAATTAGTTTTCAGGACATAGAGGACGAGTTTACTGGCTCACATCCAATCTCTATCGATGAATACTATGACGCTGCTACTGGTATTCCAGCGTCAGGAGCTATCTCTATTAATGACTTCTACGGTAAGTCTTACTTCGTTGCTTCCGGTGGTACAGTAACTACTGTTGGTGGTTATACATACCATACATTTACCGAAGACGGTACACTAGAAATCACTGGCTCTGAGTCTGTTGATGTCCTAGTTGTTGCCGGAGGCGGTGGTGGTGGTGGAGACTACGGTGGCGGTGGTGGTGCAGGTGGTCTTATCCACGACACTATTACTATTACCGAAGGCTCTTACCCTATTACTATCGGTGCTGGAGGCTCAGGTGGTCTGACAGGATCACAGGGTTCTAACACTACATTCTCCACATTCACTGCTATAGGTGGTGGTCGAGGAGGTCGCGGTCGTGACTATCCTTCAGTAGGTGGTGATGGCGGCTCCGGTGGCGGTGGCGGTGGTCCAAAGCCCGGAGGCAGTTATGCAGGTGGCTCAGGCACAGAAGGTCAAGGTAACGATGGTGCTACTGGTTACAAGCCTAGCTCAGAAGCAGGCGGCGGTGGCGGCGGTGCTAGCGAAGATGGTAACACTGACGGAGTAGGGTCAGGCGGTGATGGTTACACATGGCTTGACGGTAATACATATGCCGGTGGTGGCGGAGCAGGTGGCTTCTATAATCACGACGGTGGTACAGGCGGAGGCGGTAACGGTGGTTCTTCTCTGTACCAATCAGGTTTTGCAGGTACAGATAACACTGGCGGTGGCGGTGGTGGCGGCAACCAATCTGTAGGTGGCGGAGCAGGTGGCTCCGGTATAGTAATTATTAGATATGCAGCAGCATAAGAGGAATATATAATGGGTTTCTTTTCAACAATCGCTGATATTGGCTCTGGCATTGCCGATTATGCTAAAACAAACCAAGATTGGCTTGGTCCTGTTGTTAACGCAGCAGGTACTGCTTACGGTGCATATGCAGCAAACAAAGCAGGTGAGCAATACGGAGCAGACTCTTTAGCAGCAGCTAAGATTGCAGCAGACGCAGCAGCGTTTAAGCCGTACAGTGTAACGACTGGTCTTGGTACATCATACTTTGATCCTGAAGCTAAGACAGCAGGCTATGAACTAGACCCTGCACTAGCTGCTTACCGTGATCAGATGATGATGATGTCCGCATCGGCATTGCCAACATCTATGGATACATCAGCTAACGCACAGCAATACTACGATGAGATGCAAGCTATGATGGCTCCTTCTCGTCAAGCTGAAAACCTAGCAATGCAACAAGACTTGTT